GGTTCATTACACTTTTTATCAACTTCTTTTCTAAGGGGGTTGACAATGGACAACGCAATTGTTATAGTAGATGAATGTCAGAATATGAATTTTCATGAACTTGATACTATTACAACAAGGATTGGTCAAGATGCAAAGATTGTATTCTGTGGTGATTTTGACCAGACAGATTTACAGAAGCAAAATGAAAAAAACGGACTACACGATTTCTTCAAAATACTAGATGAAATGGATGAATTCAACTGTGTAGAATTTACTATTGGCGATATAGTTCGATCAGGCTTTGTTCGTAACTATCTTATCAATAAAATTAGACTTGGATTTGGGAGTGAATAATGGGCTTATTAATGTGGATAACAAGTGGACTAATAATGGTTATCTGGGGTTGGACTATCTATGAGTGTAGATTCCTCTTTGCTGAAGAGTGCAAAAAACTAACAAATTGGATGAAGAAATGAATTTAAATAAACTTAGAAAACAATTAGAAATAGATGAGGGAGTAAAATATGAAATATATAATGATCACCTTGGTTATGCTACTTTTGGTGTCGGGCATTTGGTTCTTGACTCAGACCCAGAATCAAGATTGGAAATCGGCACTTCCGTCAGTGAGTCTAGAGTCATTGAAGCCTTCGAGCGAGACTGTAAAACAGTTTTGTCAGACTGCGCCATCCTTTACAAAGACTTTGGAGATTTGCCAGAAGAAGCCCAACAAATAATTGCAAACATGATGTTCAATATGGGCAGAACTCGTTTGAGTAAATTCAAGGGAATGAAACGTGGTGTGGATGCAAAAGATTGGAACGCAGCTGCTAACGAAATGGTTGACAGTGCTTGGTATCGTCAAGTAACCAACCGAGCAGATAGACTAGTGGATAGAATGAGGGCAATATAATAATGTTTAATCATGAACCAGTGAAGTTACAACCTATATCAGCAACAAACCAAGATGGTACTCGTCTATACAAAACCCCAGAGGGGAATAAGTATCCCTCAATCACAACTGTTCTATCAGTTCGTAATAAGAAGGGAATTGCAGAATGGCGTAAACGTGTAGGTAATGATGTTGCTAATCACATATCAAGAACAGCCGCAAATCGTGGTACTAAAGTTCATCATATGTGTGAAGACTATCTAAACAACCAAAATATAGATCACCACAAGCAACATTTTCTACCGTATTGTCTATTCAGCGAATTGCGAGATAATGCTCTAACTTACATAGACAACATATATGCCCAAGAAGCGGGTTTGTATAGTGACAAGTATAAGGTAGCAGGCAGAGTTGATTGTATTGCAGATTACAAAGGCGTACCGTCTATTATAGATTTCAAAACATCGACCAAAGAACGTAAAGATGAGTATAATGAAAGTTATTACATTCAAGGTTCTGCGTATGCTGAAATGTATAAAGAACGTACAGGAGTAGATATTTCTCAGGTGGTTATCTTAGTAGTAACAGAGGATGGAACTGTCCAAGAATTCATCAAACAAAAACACGACTATCTTGACACTCTTGTAGAAACAATCGCAGAATGGAATAATCAACAGAAAGAGTGGAAACTCTTTCGTGAGGAAGAACAGGAAGAGTGGGATAATCAAAGAGACTATTCAAAAAGTCTCACAGACAGTTTATAACTTATAGGAAAATATTATGATTGAATTAAACACACTAGTATCAATAGTAACACCAGCTGGCGAATTTGTTGGAAAACTTGAAGAACAAACAAGTGATTTTGTAACGCTAAAAGAACCTAAAATGATTATCCATACATCAGATAAACAAATGGGATTTGCTCGTGGAGTATGCCTAACTGGTGAGGAAAATCCAGAGCTTGTAACTTTTTATGGTGGGGGGATTATTTTGGTTACTCCATCAAACGAGGAAATTATAGCTGCTTACAGAAAGATGACCTCTGGAATTATTGTTTAGGTTCTTGACATTCTGGTACTATTATGGTACTATATAAATAGAATACAATTTGTTGATGCGAGTTGAGAGCTGATCTGGACGGGGGTGCGAATCCCCCCAACTCCACCACAAACATATTGAAGAACACTTAGTGTGTTTGTGATGGGGTTGAATAGTTTCGACAGGCAGATGTAGATGAGTGGAGAATTGTCGGGTGATTCCGTTATCGGTCAAAATGAAGACGCAAACTATAACTTTGCATATGAGGATTACGCGCTAGCCGCATAATTGCTCGGGGTTTCGGTGGGTTTCCTAGCAACAGAATACCCACCACTTTTTATAATGATTATAGGATATCAAAATGCCGTTTACAACATCTAAAACATTTACCCTTGCAATAGAAAATATCGCTAAAGAAAAGAATCTTACTCACATGGATGCAGTTCTATATTATTGTGATAAAGAAGGTATTGAACCAGATTCAGTTGGTTCTCTTGTTTCAAAAGGATTGAAAGAAAAAATTGAAGCAAATGCCAGAGAGTTAAACTTCCTACCCAAAAGAGCCCAACTACCCATATAAAGAAAGACTTTACAATGGAAGCAATTGATACTTATTTAATGTACTGTGCAATGAAAGCACACTTTGGTAAAACTGATTATGACTTTGTTACTTATCACGGCAAAACTCGTATCAAACGAGACTCTTTCTTCAAAAGAAAAGATAGGAGTTTCTTTGTCAAAATCTCACGAAAATATAAAACCGAAGAAAACATAAAGAATTACTTTGTCTCTAATTTTATTAAAGACAGTAAAGGGTATGTATCTAATTTCAATGATGGGAACTATGAGGAATGGAAAATTAAAAGAGCTAATTTTTACAATCAATTTGCACTAGAGATTAAGCCCTTAGTTAAAAACTTCAATCCTCTTTTTGCTATTAAAGATGATGAACACCCTATATTACTAAAAGAATATCTTGGGAAAAGAGTGTCTCTTGAAACTCTTATTATTCTTGACGAACTGGTTGAGTTTAGTAAAACTTGGAACAAAAAATTATCTGAGGATCACATATGGCAAGACATTAAAAAACTTATGCATAATTACAAAAGGTTCTTGACTTTGGACAAGAACAGGTATAAAATACAGTTATTAAATCTAATAGAAGGAGTTAATTAAAATGGATTTGGGTGAAATCGTAACTACTGATAGAGCAGAAACCGCAATCAAAGAGCTTGACCTTGTTGAAGCAGAAAATAAGAGACTCATTGCAAAAGTGAAAGAATTGCAATTTGATTGCGCTGAGCGGTCAAAAGCTAATTCTGAGTTGAATGATCGAATTAAGAGACTTGCATTACGTACACCTTCTTGGCCAAAAGGGTTTCGCCCTCAAGGTCGTAGGTATGATGATAGGAGAGGTCAACGATAGATATTTTATAGCTGGTATAGTTAAACGGTATAACAGTTGATTTGTAATCATCAATTTGAGGTTCGATTCCTTGTATCAGCACCACATTTAGGAAGGGTATATTATGGTAACTAAAATACTAACACTGACATTACTAGCACCCAACAGAAAAACTCCCAATAGTAATATGCGGTGGTTTGCTCTTGTTCTTGCATTGATGAGTGTTATGTTTCTTGCATCAGGAAGTGTTGCTTCCCAATGGGTAGGTTGGATATTGTCTTTTGTTGCAGCTGCATTTTGGGCAAATTTTGCAAGGTTGGATAAAGATACACCACGAATGTTAATGGAATTATTTTATCTTATAGCATCTATTTGGGGGATTTTCAATTGGATATAGAAGTAGCACTTAAAGACCATATGGGAAGCGACTTGTCTGTTGTTAATGCAGCTCGTGTGTCATTTGACAAAGAATCACATTGGGAAGAAATCACACCAGCAAATGGTGTTCATATTGATGGACTTCTTAATCATAGTGATAAACGACTTATAGCTTATCTTGCAAAACACAATCACTGGAGTCCATTCGGTCATGCATCAATGCAGTTTAGAATTAAAGCTCCTGTATTTGTTGCAAGACAATTAGTTAAACATCAAATTGGTTTAACATGGAACGAAGTATCTAGACGATATGTTAGTGATGACCCATCAATTTATTATCCTGATACATGGAGAGCAGCTGCAATGGATAAGAAACAAGGTTCTGATGAAGAAAAGACTATAGAGTATATTAAGGATAGTTATCCCGAAACATTATATAGTCAGTATGATAAGGACATTAGTGTTGATTCTTTGTACGACACAGCTGTCAAACTCACACTTGATACTTATGACCGATTAATTGCTGGCGGTGTTGCACCAGAACAAGCAAGAATGGTTCTGCCTCAATCTATGTTTACAGAATGGTATTGGTCTGGAACACTCTATGCGTTTGCAAGGGTTTGTAATCTGCGATGTAAACCAGATGCACAAATTGAAACACAACTAGTTGCAAATAAAATTGATGAAATTGCAAAGGAATTGTTTCCTGTTAGTTGGGAACATTTAAGAAAATGAAAGCTTTAGTTGTTGGTAATGGTGAATCGCGTTCATGGTTTACCCCAAGTAAAGGCAATGAATTTGTTACTTGGGGTTGCAATGCAATCTATCGCGATGGTGAAGTAGATAACCTTGTTGCAGTTGATTATGGAATGCAGCAAGAAATTGTTAAATCAGAATATCCACTTAACCACAAGTGTTGGTTTACAAATTGGAATACTGTTCCAGATTTTGTAGCAGACACACTGTTCATGGGATATGACATACCTAAGTCTTTTATTCATTACAGTGGAGATAAAACTGATAAATGTGTCATCTCAGGTAAAGACCCTGATACTTTACGAGAAAAAATTGATATAGCTATTCGTATGAATCCAGACTTAGATGTAGAAGACCTTCGTATGAAAATGGAGAAGGACTCTGGTGTTTGGATTACTTACGTCACTGAAAATGAAATAATTTGTCCTGTTGGGGGATATTTAAATGGTTTGTCTGCGGGCAATACTGCATTACATTTAGCATGTGATCCACCTGTACATGAAACATTAGGTAGATTTCCTGTCAAACCAGATGAAGTTTATATGATTGGGTTTGACTTATCATCATACGATCACCCACTAAATAATATGTACAAGGGTACAGATAACTATCTTCCAGCAAACGCAAAGGGATTTAATTCAGTAAATTGGATAAATCAGTTAGAAGATATTTTTTCTCAGTTTTCTGACACTACTTTTTATTGGGTAGACCGGCCAATAGTACCAGATATGGGGCTTAGAAGAAACGTAATATATATTAATAAAGATGAATTATGCGAGGAGTTGAAAATAACATGAGTGGAGTTCCTATATTTCCAACTGGAATTATTAAGACATATAATAGCCCAACTAAATTTTCAGAAGAATTTGAACCTAAAAACTTTAGTGTAAAAAAGTACGGTGGATCAAATAAATGGAGAAGTGAGAAGTTTAATAATGTGATGTTGCACAAGTCCTTAAATGGACTGCATGAGTGGGTAAAGACTTGTATTGATGATTACCTTACGAATGAACTTCGCATGAAATATGATGAACACTTCATATCAGAAAGTTGGCTTAACGTCAATCTAAAGGGCGGCAGTCAACCTGTACACTCACACCCGAACTCAATCATCAGTGGCACATACTATATAAAAGCAGACAAGGGTCATCCACCATTAGAATTTCATAGAACACGACCAAGTGATACACACCCGTTCATTTCATTGAGTGAACAATATACAGGACAACACCCAAATACAGCAACTTCAATTGCATTTCCTGCATTACAGGATACTATGATTGTATGGCAATCACCCCTGTATCACGCACATGGGCCGATACAGATAGATGAACAAAGGATTAGTTTGTCTTGGAACGCATTGGTTAACTTCGCTCCCCCTAGTGAAAAGGACTCGGAAGATTTCTACAGAAGTTATACTTACAGAATAAAATTTGTTAAAGAGGATACACAATGAGCGCAGTACCTATATTTCCAGCTGGAATGATAAAACAATACGATAGTCCAATACCATTTATTGATACTATTGATTTGGATAAATTTTCATATGAAACATACAAGGGTTCAAAGAAACTAAGAACTCAAAAACATTTAAATATATTACTTGATCCAGCAATGAAGGATATTGCAACATGGATTAAAATGCAAGCCAAAGATTATCTAGACAACGAACTTGGTTTGGAGTATGAGGAGTTTTTCTTTTCAGAGAGTTGGATAAATGTTAGTGGTATGGGTGGTGAACAAGGAATACACAATCACTCTAACTCAATCATTAGTGGAACATATTATTTAAAGTCAGAGGACGGACACCCACCACTTGAATTTCATAGGTCAAAGTATGATGGTGTGCCATTTATATCTCTCACCGAACACTACAAGCAGGGAAACCCAAACACAGCTTCTAAGTTGGCCTTTCCTTGCACACAAGATTCTATGATTGTCTTTCAATCTCAATTATATCATGGTCATGTACCAAATGATCTTGATAAAGAGAGAGTTGGACTTTCTTGGAATGCTCTTGTCAATTTTAGACAAGATGACAAAAGTATATATAGAGTAAGATTTGTTCAAGAAGATACTTGACATTTCTGATAAAACTGTATATAATACTATATTAACATACGAAACATACATTCACATAAGGAGAAAAATATGTCGTTAAGTACATTAAAGAAATCTAATTCTTTGGAAAAACTGCTTGGAGCAGTTAAAGAAGAAAATGCACCCCTAGAGAAGAAGTCCTACAAGGATGAACGAATCTGGAAACCTGTGATGGATAAGACAGGTAATGGTTATGCCGTTATCCGTTTCCTTCCAGCAGTTGATGGTGAAGATATGCCATGGGCAAAGGTCTGGAATCACGCATTTCAAGGCCCAACTGGTCAATGGTTTATTGAGAACTCTCTCACTACACTTGGAGAAAAAGACCCTGTATCAGAATTGAATTCATCTTTTTGGAATTCTGGTGTAGAGTCTGATAAAGAGATTGCTCGTAGGCAGAAACGTAAGTTGCAATACTTTACTAATATTTACGTTGTCAAGGATAGCGCAAACCCTGAGAATGAAGGTAAGGTATTCCTTTATCGCTTTGGTAAGAAAATCTTTGACAAGATTATGGAAACTATGCAACCTGCATTTGAAGATGAAAGTCCTATAAATCCTTTTGACTTCTGGCAAGGTGCAAACTTCAAGTTGAAACTTCGTAAGGTAGACGGTTACTGGAACTATGACAAATCAGAGTTTGAAGCACCATCACCATTGTTTGACAATGATGACAAAATTGAAGAGGTATGGAAGAAGGAACATGCTCTTTCAGAGTTTACTTCTCCATCAAACTTCAAGTCATATGATGAGTTGAAAACTCGTTTGGATATGGTTCTTGCTGGAACTACTAAGGTAGGAAGTGCAGCTGCGATTATGGAAGATGCTCCAGTAGCAACTCCAAAAGTTGATACTGCTCCTGTTCCTGCTCCGTCAGTAACACAAGATGATGAAGATGATACTATGGATTATTTTCAGAAACTTGCAAACGAGTAAGATGTACTAGGAACTAACGAAACCCTCTACTGAGAAATTAGTAGGGGGTTTTT